AGTACTAGCATTAGGTGTTTGATACAAAGTAATTGTGGGTATTGTTTGGCGATCTACATAATATTCAGAGGGTTGGCCTGTAGCGCCCTTATTATTTTTTGACGCATAATCACTTCTTGATATTTTAGTCAAAGATATATCACTAGTTGAACTAGTGGTTCCACTTGAACTACTAATATATGCTTCAAGGATATCACTGGTGTTTGAGGGTGCAGTATAAGTTGCTGTGCCTGAAGTTAACTCTTGCGTTTGCAACGCCACTTTCCACAAGTGCACGCCACGATTGCCCCACTCAGAAAACAAAATATTAAGGCTACGACGAGCAGACTTGAGATCACGGCCACTATTAGTCCTGACAGCACAACGTTCGTAAGCTTCTTCAATGATGTCATCGATATCAAGATCGAATGTAGTTGTGCCTGAGGTTGCCATCTAGCCTCCTAGTATATACCTTTAAAATTGTTGCCTCTAATTGCAGCACCGCCACCACGCAATTTTTTACTTTTAATGGCTTTATCTCTTGAACCCATATATTCTGCTGTACTTGATTCAATACGACCATCACCATCATAATCTTTGTTTGCCATTTTACCCGTATTAGCTTTCATGATACCGCCAGCTTTACGCTGACCAAATCTTTGACCACCAGCATTAGTTGGTTTCTTTTTCCTTGCACCAGCACCAGCACCAGCACCAGCACCAGCACCAGCTTTTTTAAGGGCCTCTTGTCTGTTTAAAGCACTTACTTTTTTACCATCAACAGTGTATGTTTTTAAAGGCGGGTTTTTACCTTCAGGTCTGCCTTTAATTGAACTAGCCGCACTAATTGACTTATCTTCAACTCTACTAGCCGATGGACCTTTCATTTCATGTTTTTTAGCGGCTTTGTATTTTTTACCTTTAAAAGTAAATATTGTGCCTGGACCTTTTGCTAGAGCAACAGAAAATGCTTTACCAAAACCACTTAATTGTTTTGCGCTTCCTGCTGGTCCCGCATCACCTGCTTTACCACCAATTCTTGGGTCTATTGTAGTTCTGCTTCTAGCACCACCTGCAAGATTATATTGTGGACCTTTAATTCCTTTTTTACCTGCTGGTCCAGCATCACCTTTAGTTCCACCTATACGAGGATCTATTGTTGTTCGTTTTAATTTACCGCTTCCTTTATTACTTGGTCCTACTGCCATGATCGCCTCCTAAAATTGTATTAATCCACCATAGTATTTTTTATCTATGGTTCTTACATTAACTGGTTTTGGGCCAGTATTACCCGCCTGCCTTTTTCGTTTTACCGCAGAACGTTTCTGCGATTTACTCATCCTTGCTGCTTTAGCAGCTGGAACGCATTTTGGGTATTTACGTTTTGAGGTCTTTGCATTTTTACGACCACATGGTTGATATTTGCCGTCCTTTTTAGGAGCACCGATATCTACCCAATTTTCGTTAGCCCAATCTTTTAAAGCACCCATTACTTAATCAAATCTCCGTAGTAGTCAGATACAAAAGAACCATTTTTAGCGCTTTTGATTTGACCTTTACAGACTTTGCTTGCGTACATATTAGCGTATGCTGATGGGTAAACATCAAATTTACGCTTTGCTGCTGCTTTACCTTTTGGACAAATTTTTCTTCCTTTCTTAGCCATAATATGAGTTTATCAGTTTTAATTCTAGCTATCTAGACCTTGCTTGTTTCTTCTTTTTCTTCTTCTTTTTTTTCTTTTTCATAGGTGGTTTAGATATTTGTTGTGACATTTGAGATCTTGTTATTGACATCTACTATACCTCACTTTACCGTTTTCATCTTTTTCAGCTAATAAATATTCACTTCTATTTCTTTCACCTACATATGAAGCATGCACCCAACCAGAATTAATCTCATCAGGATTGTGAAATTCAAGAATAACTTGATCAAAAGATAAATTTTCGTTAATAAAATCTGCTAATTCTTTATTTGACACACCAGGTATTTCAAAGTCTGCAGCTTCACCTTTGCAATGTTGTGATCGAGAAGAAGAACCAATTTGCATACTTACTTGAGGGGAACGATAGCCAGAACTTATCATGACTGGCTTTTGAAAATAATCTCTTACAGGTTGTAAAATATTATCGCAAAGTTTTTGTAAGCTATCAATGTGTTCCTTGTCGGGATTGTTATCAAAACCACATCGTTCAGCTGTTTGCGATTTAGTTAATTCTGCAAGAGAAAAATTATCAGTCAGCTTCATACAAAAATAAATAAAATTATTAAAATAATTATAATTATATCTCTTATCTTACAACTTCCACAAGTCCAACTGTCTTTATATTTTGTCCACAGTTTATCTACATATTTAAACATTTTTGTTAACATTTCCATCTTCTCCTCGCTTGGCATATGCGCTTGTTAGGTGTTTTACGACAGTTTACATTGTGCATTTTTGCTTGACCAGCACTTCTTGCGCAAAATGATTTTCTTCGTTTTGCCGCTTTACTACCTTTCTTTACATCACCTGTAACAGCAGTTTTTAATTTACTGCCAGGATTCATACGACGGTACGCTTTGACACCAGCTTGTGTCATTCCGGCACCTGATTTAGTAGATCTATAATTTCTTTTATTACGAGCAGGCATGCCTCCCTTAGAGAAGCCTACCAACTCATTTGTATACTGTTCTACACTAATATCCATTTTTAATCGTAGTTTTTAATAAATTCTGCAATGACTGTGTAAGTATTACCTGAATCAGCTGCACCCGGTACAACAAAGTTAACATCACTTTGGTTTGAGTTAGATGAAGTGTTAGCAGGAATACCACCAAATTCTCTTAAATCCCAATAACCTGAATCAACTAATGTGACAATAGGAATATCGCCATCTGAATCTTCAAAGTCTAATCTAGCAAAAGAATCACCACCATCACCATTGGCACAAGACCACCATATTCTTTGTGGGCTTACTGTTGTGACGGATTGTCCATTTTTGTTATCTGCTAATGCAGAGACATCTGCAAAGACTGTGGTACCACCTGTACCATCTGATTGATTGACTATCTTGATAACTACTCTCTTATCGTTTTGTTGTAAGATTGTAGGTCCTGTTACTGTATCTGCCATGTTTCCCTCCTTAATTAAGAAACTAAAATAGTGCCTCCGAAGAGGCACTTAAATCATATTACGCTGCGTAACCTTTAAGTTCAATTAATAATTTACCAGCGGTGTAGTCTGCATCTGTTGCAGCACCAGTTGTTAAATATAAAAACTCATCAGCGGCAGGCACGGCTGTAAAGTATACTTTACTGCCCAGTGTTGCATCACCAGCGTTAACTAATAATGTTTCAGTTAAGTCGCCAATGGCTCCGTCTTCAACCCCTGTGCCTTCTGTCGCAGAATGTACATTGATATCAGGATCACCGCCCGCAGGTGCTTCAAAACATTCCATACTACCTGTTAGAATAGTACCGTTTGTTGCCGCAACAATTTGACCAATGTGACACACTAAAGATGTGCCATTAACACCAATGATGTCGCCAGAACCTGTTGATCTTAAACCTGTAAGGTCAATTAAAATTTGTGTTGTAATAATACCACCTTCTCTAATAACAGAACTTCTGTAAACAGTTCCAGTACCTGTGGTAATACCTGTACCAGCTTCTACTGACATTGTATTTGCATCTAATGATGCTACACCAGTTGAGCTAATACTTGCTTGTGTTGTCCCATCATCCTTAGCACTAATGACTGTAAAGCCACCGACTGATCTGACTGGACCACTAAATGTTGAATTACTCATATACATCTCCTAAATTAATGAATACAGTTCATAGGTAAATCGACTATACACGTCTGTATTCAGTTTATTTGTATAGTAGCTTAATTATACCCAAAAAAAAGGGGACTCGAAAGTCCCCTTAATCTTTCCTCCAAATTACTACTTACGCAGCACCAGGAGAACCGAATATTCCTCTAGGATCAGAGAACCCAAATGAATATCTTTCTCTTGCTTTAAATCTTACATTACCTGTATCGAAGTCACCTTCCATAGCAGTTTTGATTGGTGCTCTAACAAACTGTTTAAGTCCATTAGGTGCATCAGTCATAATGAAGAAAGCATCAGTATCAGTTAAGTAATGATTAACTCTGTAGCCTTGTGGGATCATGCCCATTGAAGCCATAGCATTAATATCGTTATCTGATGTACCGACACGCTGAGGTGTTTTCAATATTCTTTCCGCTGTGAACTGAAGTTCTTTTGGAATGATTAATTTAGCACCTTGTAAAGCAACTTTTAGACCTCTTTCATCAACAAATGCAGCAATATCGATAAGAGATTGCTCAATAGATGTTTCTGATAGGTCAGCAGCTGTTGACAACTCGTTAGCAAATGTACCGCCGTTTGTTAGAGGGTGTACAGCTGAACATAGTTCAACTCCGTCACCACCTGTGAAACTTGAGTTAAAAGCATTGTTAAGCACGTTAGCAGCTTTCACTTGTTTAGTGTTAGCCATTGAACGAGCCAATGCTCTTGTGTAACGACCTG